GGCAATGTTAATCAACCACAACCATTGGAAGTCGGTGCAGGTAAATACCTCACGGCCGATTTACAAGTAAGCACCTACTACACCAATTAAGGAGAAAAAATGACAACTACAATCATTACCGGCCGCGATGTGACATTTACATTGGACACAAAGCCATACGATGCGCAAACAACATCGGCCACACTTTCATGTGACACGATTATCGAAACGTACCAGACTCTCGATGGCCGTGCTTACAAATCGATCGATAAGCAATGGACTTTCACAATTGAATTATTGCAAGACTGGGGTGCAAACCCAGCTTATGGATCACTATTTGAATCAATGTGGTCAAACGCTGAAACAGCTGCAAACACAACTGTTGCTGTATCTTTCACAGCCGCATCGGGTGCGGTATTCACTTTCAATGTATTGCCAATTTTCCCAACAGCTGGCGGTGCGGCTCCGGGCGCGCTGACCGACACATGGGCATTGACAGTCGTTGGACAACCAACTGAAACATTTAGTTAAGAATAAGAATCGGGAGCAAAAATGAAACTAGCAATCACAATTCAATACACAGCCGGGGAGAGCGCGACCTATACCGCGCTCCCACCGGAGTGGATGAAGTGGGAACAAAAGACAGGCAACACGATCCAGCAAGTGTCTGAGAAATTAGGCATTTCGGATTTAATGTTTTTGGCGTATCACGCAATGAAGCGCGAAGCCGGTGGCAAGCCGGTTAAGGCTTTTGAAGTGTGGTGCGAAACTGTAACTGACATAAACATGGGAGAAACCGAAAACCCAAAAGTTACGAGTCCGGAACAATAAACCGGATTATTTGGGAATTGGCCATCACAACCGGATTGTCACGATCAGAGTTTCAAACCGCTGAGGACATTTTAACTGTTTTCGAGATTCTAAGGACACGAGATGGCAACTGAAACAATCGCCTATGACAAGGCTGATTTGCGCGGAATCATCAAGGCTTTCAAAGCCATGGATGCGCGAGCTGTTGCTGAGGCCAAAGGCGTGTCAAATGGATTGGCTACGTATTTGCAATCAAAAGTCACAGCCGCAGCTGGAAGCCGCCCAAATAAAGCGGCAATACGCATTGCACAAGGATCGCGTGTAAGTAAATCATCAAAGATTGGTGAAATCAGCTTTGGCTTTGTTTCTCAAAAATTTAGCGGTGGCGGTACGACTCAACAGCTTTGGGGCGGTTACGAATTCGGCTCAACAAAATTCAAACAATTCCCAATCTGGTCAGGTCGTGGGCCTCGCGGTGGATCGGCCGGATACTTTATCTATCCAACATTGCGTGCCGAACAGCCACACATCATCAATCAATGGGAAAATGCATTTACTAAGATTCTGAAGGAGTGGTGATGGCTGGTCAAAGTAGAACACTCAAGCTTTCGATTCTTGGTGACATCGACCAGCTCAAAAAAAGTCTTGCAACCGGCACAAAAGAAGTTGATGGATTTGCTGGCAAACTGGGAGATTTTAGCAAAAAGGCTGGATTGGCTTTTGCCGCAGCTGGTGCTGCCGCTGCCGCTTATGCTGGCAAATTGCTCATTGATGGTGTGAAATCGGCAATTGAGGATGAAGCCGCTCAAGCAAAATTGGCAACAACACTTAAAAATGTTACCGGTGCAACAAATAACCAGATTAAAGCGACTGAGGATTACATAACAAAAACAGCGTTGGCCAATGGGGTAACTGATGATCAATTAAGGCCGTCGCTTGATCGCTTGTTACGCGCAACAAAAGATGTGACTAGAGCACAAGAATTGCAATCTTTGGCTTTGAACATTGCAGCCGGTACCGGTAAAGATTTGTCGGCTGTTTCTGAGGCTTTGGGTAAAGCCTACGATGGCAATTTAGGAGCATTAAGGCGTTTAGGCGTTGGCATTGATGATTCAATTATCAAGTCAAAAGATTTCGATGCCGCGGCTTTGGCTTTGTCAAAAACTTTTGAAGGTCAGGCATCCCAGCAAGCTGACACATTTCAAGGCAAAATGGCGCGGCTAACTGTCGCATTTGATGAAGCCAAAGAAACTGTTGGATCTTATGTGTTGGATGCGCTGACCCCATTGATTAGCACTTTTGTAGATAAAGGAATTCCGGCAATTACAAATTTTGCCAGCAATTTAAGCAAAACATTGGGGCCAGCATTTGCAGAAATTTTTGCAATAATCAAAAATGATGTATTACCAATCATTAAAGCGTGGTACGGATTTTTAGCCGATACGGTTATTCCGGGAATTCTTGCAATTGTAAGACCCGTTTTTCAAGGTTTAGTCGATGCGTTCAAAAGTATCAAAAATGCTATAACCGACAACAGCGCAGAATTGAAACCACTATTTGCATTGTTCAAAGCTGTTGCCGAATTTGTGAGAGATGATTTAGCACCTATCTTGGGTGGTGCTTTCAAATTGGCATTGCAAACTATTGGAAACATCGTTGCTGGGCTTGTCACAGGCTTTTCAAGCCTTGTTGGATTTATTACATCCACCATCAATAAGATCAAAGAGTTTGTGAATTTTGTTAAGGATAACCCGGTCTCACGCTTTTTCTTTGGTGGCGGCAGCGCAAGTGGCGCAGGTTTCACAACCGGTGGGGGTACTCAAAATTTAGTTTTTAGCGGCGAAGATGGAACGGGCGGGACTACAGTCGGTGGCCGTTCACCAGTAATCGTCACATCCAAACAAGGTGGCACAAGAGACATTTCAGGACTTTCGTTGGCTCAACAAGCTGCCGTTTTAAGAAGCATTGAATTACAAGCGGAAACTCAAAGATTGAGAGATGCCCGTGAATCTGCCGCAGCTGCGCGTGGATCAAATACCGGCGGTAATACCTACAACATTAATGTCACGGGCGCAATTGATAAGATCGGCACAGCTCGCACGATTGTAGATGCTCTCAATTCTGAGGCCACCTCTAATGGAACTTTCCGCAATGTCGGATCGTCATTGTTGGTTGTTTCATGAGTTGGGTACCAAACGCGGTTGTCACAGTAAATGGCGTTGATTATACGGACAAAAGTTTATGGAACGTTGAAATAAACTATGGGCGCAATACTGTTTGGGAACAAGCTCGCGCAGGTTATGCAACAATTCAAATCTTGAATTTGAACAATTCTAATTTTAATTTCCAAATAAACCAAAATGTGACTGTGACCGTAGACGATTCAAGCGGCAATCCGGTAACAGTATTCACCGGGTTAATCAATGACATTTCAAACACGATTCAAAACATTGGTACCACTAGCAATGTTGGTGTTCAAACCTTGACAGCCTTAGCACCTTTTGCGTTTATGGCTCGAAAGATTGTTGGAGAATCCGCCTATCCCAAAGAGGATGACGATCAAAGAATTAGCACCATTTTTACCGAGGCGGGTGTAAGCGTTGATGTTGTCGATACACCCGGCATTTATGAATTGACGGCTCGAGCAGCTGATCAACCGACCGATGCTTATTCATTAGCTTCATTTTATGCTCAAATGACTTTGGGTTACATTTACGAAACACCAACAGGTGAGGTCGGTTTTGCTAATGAATCTCGCAGATTTTTAGACGTTCAAGCTAATGGGTACTTTTTACTACCTTTGAATTACATTTTGGGCGCAAACATTTCAAGCGATACAAGTTTGAATAACATCACAAATTCAATTCTTTTATCATACAAAAATGGTCAAACAGTCTTTGCCGATGATCCGGGTTCAATCAGTGCTTTTGGCCTACAAGCGGCAACAATAAGTACAGAGCTTGAGCAAACTACGCAGGCTCAGGATCAAGTGGATCGGTACATTGGCCTTAGATCAAGCCCAAATACAAACCTGTCCAGCTTCACAATTCCTCTTGATTCCGACTTTGTTCTTCCGGCTGATTTGGACGATTTTTTAGCGGTTTACATGGGCAAACCTATTGAGATTCTTGGCTTGCCCAATGCAATTTTGCCAAACGGGTACCTCGGTTTCATTGAAGGCTGGAATTTTTCGATCAACGAGTATCAAGCATTTTTGACTGTTAGCACCACAGATGCAAGCCTTTCAATTCCACCGACACGCTGGCAAGATGCACCCGCGTTGCAACAATGGCAGGACGTTGATCCTGCCGTACAATGGCTCACATACCAGTAAGGAGAGCAAATGGCAACGACAACACCCAATTACGGCTGGCCGGTACCGACATCAACTGACTTTGTAAAAGATGGCGCAACGGCCATCGAAGCTTTGGGCGATGCTATTGATGCAACAGTTTACGAGATAATTCATCCATTTCTACTCATGGGGGCATAATGGCAACAACATACAAAGTACTTGGGCAAGCAGCACCCGCGGCAACGACTGAGACAGCTCTTTATACAGTCCCAGCGGCCACGGAGACAATACTTTCAACTTTAACCGTGGCTAACCGATCAGGTAGCGCCGCGACTTTTCGCGTTTCGGTTTCTGTTAATGGCGCAGCGACAGCTACTAAGGATTATTTGGCTTACGATTTAACGTGCAGCGCAAATGGCTTTATTGCCTTTACCATCGGAGCAACTGTAGATGCTACAGATGTCGTTCGCGTTTATGCTTCATCGGCCGATTTATCTTTTAATCTATTTGGAAGTGAGTTAAGTTAATGGCAGTCACAATAATTCCAAGCGGTCAAGTTACAAAAGTCCAAGAGTTTACAAGTGGAACAACTAACTGGGTCGCACCTGCTGGCGTAACTTCAGTAGACATTTTGATAGTAGCCGGCGGCGGCGGTGCTGGTGGTTCAGGTAATGGCAACAGCAACGCAAGCGGATCTGGCGGCGGTGGGCAAGTAGTTCAGACAACACTCGAGGTAATTCCTAGCACAACTTATTCTGTTGTTATTGGCGGCGGCGGTGCTGGTGGAGATGCGACTGGATCTGTTGGAACAAACGGCACTAATACTTCTTTCGGAGCTTTGATAACTTGCGGAGGCGGCGGCGGTGGAAAATCCGTTGGTTCTACTGGAAATGGATTAGACGGAAATGCTGGCACTAATGCTAGAGGCGGCGGAAATGCGGGCGGCGGTGTGGTGATTTCTACAAGCACCGGTGCAATTGTTGGCGGTAACGGTGTTGGCGGATCGGGTGGCGGTGGTTTTAGAGGCACTGGTAACGGTATTATTAGTGGAGCCGGCGGCGGTGCTGGTGGTACGGGTCAAACTGGAAGTAACGGTGTTGTGGCTCCGGGTGGCATTGGCGGGCCGGGATTATACGGTTTTGGAGCTGGTGGAATTGCATTTTCATCGTTAGCCTCAACGACAATTAACGGATTTAATGGGCCAGCAAATTCCGGAAATGGCGGCGGCGGTGCATCAGGTTCACTCGCCACCGGCGGAGCAACAGGTGGCAACGGCGGTTCTGGTTACGTTAGATTAACATGGAGTCAAGGAGCATAACATGGCGCATTTCGCAGAAATTGATGAAAATAACAAAGTGCTAAGAGTTCTTGTAGTGCCAGATGAATACGAAAATGATGGCCAAACTTATCTGGCTGAAACAATTGGCCTTGGCGGCACTTGGATTAAAACTTCTTATAACGGAAAAATTAAAAATAAGTATGCGGGCGTAGGCTATTTATACGATGAGGATTTAGACGCATTTATTATTGCCAAACCTTACGACTCGTGGGTGCGAGATGGATTAGGTTGGAAAGCACCAAAGCCACAACCGGCCCAAAATTATCTTTGGAACGAAGAAACTCAGAATTGGTATGAATCGATAGACGAAGATCAATCAGTATGACATTTCCACAAGGCACATTGCCGCGTTTGATTCAGGTCGCACTCGCCGAGGTGGGTACGGCTGAAACCGGCAACAATGAGACAAAGTATGGCAAATTTATGAAAGCCGACAAGCTGCCGTGGTGTGGGTCGTTTCTGAATTGGTGTGCCGATCAAGCCGGGGTCAAGGTGCCAAATGTTGTTAGCACACGCGCTGGAGCTGAGGCATTTCGAAAGCGTAAACAATGGCACACAACACCAAAGATTGGTGACTTTGTTTTCTTTGATTTTATTATTGATGACAAAGAGACAATCAATCACATTGGCTTGGTGATTAGATGTTCGGAAAAACAGATTGTGACAATCGAAGGCAACACATCAGGCGGTGGCGATCAGCGCAATGGTGGCGAGGTTATGGTTAAATCAAGAACTTTGGGAGCAAGGTCATTTGTAGTCGGTTATGGCCGACCAACTTATGACTCGTTTTCCGGTGATTTGCCGGATCGACCAAAAGGAGAGAAATAATGGAGCAAGCAAAAGCAATTGCAGCATCATGGGCGCGGTCATACATAGCAGCAGCTCTGGCCGTGTACATGGCCGGTGGAGACATCAAGGCAATGGCAATGGGTGGCGTTGCAGCTATCGTGCCGGTTGTTTTGCGTTGGCTCAATCCAGCTGATACAGCTTTCGGATCAACGGGGAAATGATCCCGAGACTACGCGCGGCAGGTTTGGCTTTGATCCTTTCGCTAAGCCTTGCCGGGTGTGGTTACGATGGCTGGGTCAGATACCCATGCCAAGAGCACGAAAATTGGGAAAACAAAGATTGCCAGAAACCACAATGCAAGGTGACTGGCACCTGTACAGAGGATTTGATAGGCGATGCCTTCCAAGAGTGAAGAGCGATTAAGCCAAGAGGACATCAAAGCGCGATTGATGTTTCTCATTGGCTCGGTGCTGGCCATTGTGTTTCTTATTGTC